TGTTAATACAAGTGAACAGTATAACCTATTGATTCTGTTAGGCTTTCCGGCGGTATGCTGGCCTTATGCGCGGCGCGGCAATAGCCCGGTGTAATGTTATATCATGACACCCCCCCCGGGGGTGGGTTGTTGACGGGGGCGGCGTCGGCGTAGCCCAACACGCATCTGCTCAACCCCTTACGGCCAAAATCCAAAACACCGACCCCCCAAAAAAATTTTTAATATTTTTTTGAAAGGGTATTGCAGAATATGTATATTTGTCGTATTATCACCGGAAACCACAACAAGGGAGCCGACCAATGGCCGTTTATGGATACACCCGAGTCAGCACTTCGGGCCAAGTAGATAACACCAGTCTGGAAGAACAGACCCGGAAGATTAATGCTGTGGCGCAGTACCACGGCATCCGGGTCGATGACATCTTTCGGGAAGAAGGCGTCAGCGGAAGTATTTCTCTGAGCCTACGCCCAGCCGGCTACAAGATGCTGGCTAGGTTGAAAACCGGCGATACGATTATTGCGGCCAAGCTGGACCGTATGTTCCGTTCGGCGCAAGACGCCTTGGTGACTGCCGAGCGCTGGGCCAGTCAGGGCGTCAAGCTGATAGTTGCAGACATTAGCACCGACCCCATATCGGAAAACGGTATGGGCAAATTGTTCTTCACGCTTTTGGCGGCGATGGCCGAGTTTGAGCGTAGCCGGATTGCCGAGCGTGTAGCGGCTGGCAAGTACGCCAAGAAACAGTCGGGCGGTTATTCGGGCGGCAAGCGTCCTTTCGGGTATTATGTCGAGGGTACGGGCAAGGAAGCCATGCTCATGCCCCACCCCGAGGAGTACCCGGCGATTCAGTTCATTCTGGAGTGCCGACGGGACCGGAGTATGAGCCTTCGTGAGATATGCGATGAAGTGGAAGGCTTTTACGACATCAGCATTTCCATCGGTACTATTGCGAAAATCATCAAAGAAAACGGATTGAGGTAAGTATGGCCGGGCGTCCCAAGTTGAGAAGTTTGAAAGTTCGCATTATCGAAACGGGGGGCTACGAGTCCCTGTTGGACAAGATTGCCAGCGGGACGTCGATGCGTCGGTTGGCCGAGGAATACCAGACCAGCCCGTCGCAGTTGGCGTTTTTGTTGAAGAAGCCCGAGTGGAACGAGAAGTTCATGATGGCAAAGGCGATTGCCGCCGGCGTTCAGGTCGAGGATGCCTTTGAGGGCGTCAAGCGCGCGATGCCAGAAGATGTCAATGTCAAGCGCCTTCAGTTCGAGGCGGCTATGAAATTAGCGAGTGTGTTTGACCGCGCGACGTTCGGGGAGCAAAAGCAACAGGTTCAGGTCAACCTGTCGATTGGCGACTTACACCTTCAAGCCCTGAAGCAAGCCCGCGACGGCATCACCATCGACGCCGAAGTGATTATGCCAGCCATCGAACAAAATGACGCCTATGGCGAGGACGAAGAATCAGATGACGAATAATCCGTTTGTTGAGTTTCTCAAGCTGTACCGCAACAACCCCGTTGCCTTCGTCAAGGAAGTCTTGGGGGTGGAACCCGACGAGTGGCAAGTCTGGATGTTGAACCAGATAGCCGAGGGCAAGCGCCAAATCAGCGTGCGCTCCGGCCACGGCGTCGGTAAGTCCTCGGCGGCCTCTTGGGCCATGCTCTGGTTCTTGCTAACCCGTTACCCGGTCAAGGTGGTGGTGACTGCGCCGACGTCCGCCCAGCTGTTCGACGCCCTGTTCGCCGAACTCAAGTCGTGCGCCCGCCGTCTGCCACCCGCCCTCATGGAACTGCTGGAAGTCAAGCAAGAGCGTATCGAACTCAAAGCTGACCCCACCGGCGCGTTCATCTCGGCCCGTACGGCGCGCGCCGAAAGCCCCGAGGCGCTCCAAGGTGTTCACTCCGAGAACGTCCTTCTGGTGGCGGACGAGGCATCCGGCGTGGCCGAACAGGTGTTCGAGGCGGCTGTCGGCTCCATGTCCGGCGAACACGCCACCACCCTGTTGCTGGGAAACCCCACCCGAACGTCAGGCTTTTTCTTCGACACCCACAACAAGAACCGCGAAAACTGGTGTACCCGCCGGGTGAACTGCGTCGATTCCAAGCTGGTTAGTTCACAATTCGTTAAGCAAGTGGCAGACGCCTACGGCGAAGACTCCAACGCCTACCGCGTCCGCGTCCTCGGCGAGTTCCCCAAGGCCGACGACGATACCGTCATTCCGCTGGTGCTGGTCGAGGACGCCATGAGCCGCGACGTCCAGACCATGCCGGGCGCGCCCATCATCTGGGGCGTTGACGTGGCCCGCTTTGGTGACGACGCCACCGCCTTAGCCAAGCGCCAGTCCAATCGGCTCGTAGAACCCATCCGCAAGTGGCGCAAGCTGGACATCATGCAAGTGGCCGGCGTGGTCAAGGCCGAGTACGATTCGTGCGCTCCGGGCGATGTACCCCAAGAGATTCTGGTGGACAGCATCGGCTTAGGTGCCGGCGTGGTCGATAGGCTCAGGGAGTTAGGTTTACCCGTTCGCGGTATCAACGTTTCCGAATCCCCAGCCCTGAAAAACTCATACAAGAACCTCAGAACCGAGTTGTGGTTCAAGGCCAAGGCGTGGTTCGAGCAACGCGACTGCTCCATGCCCAAAGACGACGAGTTGTGCGCCGACCTTGTCAGCGTCAAGTATCTGTCCCCAGATTCGGCGGGGCGTCTGGCCATTGAGTCCAAAGACCAGACCAAACGGCGTATCCGCCGAAGCCCCGACGTGGCAGACGCATTTGTTCTGACCTTCGGTGCGGATGCGGGCGCCGCATTGTACGGGAACTCTTTCAGCACTAAATGGTCAAAGACCTTGAAACGCGGGCTAAAGATGCTATAATGCCCTTAGTTTCATGGTTGGTCCTCTCCCCTAGCGCGTAACCGCGCCTTAACCCCGCTTTGCGGGGTTTTTTTTTAACTATTTGTAAAACCGTGCTATAATTGCCCCAAATATCTTTCAAAGGCGTCGCTTCGTGTCCACACCGAATCCTTTCAATGACTTCATTGACGTCAACGTGACGGCGGTAGCTGTGGTCGAGGAAGACCAGCCGGATGGCCGTACGGACGAGGAATTTGAGTCATTTGTCGGTACGCTGATTAACGATTGCGAAGACTTTATCGACGAGGAAATCTCGCCGCGACGGGCTTTGGCCACGGAATACTACAAGGGCGACCTGTTCGGCGACGAAATGGATGGCCGCAGTCAAGTGGTCAGCCGGGACGTCCGCGATACCGTAAACGCCATGCTTCCCAGCCTGATGCGGGTATTCTTTTCGGCCGACAATATGGTCGAATATGCCCCGAATGGCCCTGAAGACATCCCGTTTGCCAAACAAGCCACCGATTACGCTCGATATGTGGTCGAAGCGGACAATGACGGCTTTTCCATCTTTACGGCGGCCTTCAAGGACGCCCTTGTCCGCAAGTCCGGCATCCTGAAATGGTATTGGGACGACTCCGTTTCGGTTAGTTCCGCCGAATATACTGGCCTTGGCGAAACTGAACTGACCGCCTTGTACGACGAAGAAGGCGTTGAAGTCGAAATGCTGGCTCAGTATGACGACCCCGACGCCGAGCGCGTGGCTCCGATTGAGCCAACCATCGACCCTATGACGGGAGCCGCCACGCCGGTTCAAATTCCGCAACTGTTTGACGTTCGGGTCAACCGCAAGACCGCCGCCAACCGCATCGTTATCTGCGCTGTGCCGCCGGAAGAATTTATCATTGACCGGCGCGCGCGTACCATTGATGACGCCCAGCTGGTCGGCCACCGTTCGATGAAAACTGTTTCCGAACTGGTTGCCATGGGTTACGACCCTGAAGTGGTTGAAGGCTACACCACCAGCGGCAACGAACTAGACGACAACGACGAGTTCCTCGCCCGTACCGACCAGTATGGTACCGACTACTCCGACATCGTCAAGCGCGTCCTTTACATCGAATCGTGGGTGCGTTACGACTATGACGGCGACGGCATCGCCGAACTTCGCCGCGTCTGCACGATGGGCGGTGCTTACAACGTGGTGATGAACGAGCCGGCCGACGAGGCTCCGTTTGCCGTTCTTTGCCCCGACCCAGAACCCCATCTGTTCTTTGGCTACTCCGTGGCCGAAGCGGTTATGGACATCCAGAAAATCAAGTCCCACCTCATGCGGGGTATGCTTGATTCCTTGGCGCAGTCTATCAACCCGCGTACCGCCGTTGTGGACGGCCAAGTTAATATCGACGACGTCCTGAACAACGAAGTCGGCGCGATTATCCGTCAGCGCGCGCCGGGCATGGTGACGCCGTTTGAAACCAACTTCCTTGGCGGTGCCGCGATGCCGGTGCTGGCTTACATGGACGAAGTAAAGGAAAACCGTACGGGTATTTCCAAAGCCGCCGCCGGCCTCGACGCCGACGCCCTTCAGTCCAGCACCAAAGCCGCTGTATCGGCCACCTTGTCGGCATCGCAACAGCAGATTGAGATGATTGCCCGCCACTTCGCCGCGGGCCTGAAGAATCTGTATAAGGGCCTTCTGGGCCTGATGAAGAAGCACCAGAACCGTTCGCGCATCATTCGACTGCGCAACGAGTGGGTTCCGGTTGACCCGAGCCTGTGGCCGGCGGATATGGATGTCGTTATCAACGTCGGCTTTGGCCGAGGTAACGATGACGAGCGCATGATGTTCTTGGGCCAGATTGCCGCCAAGCAAGAAGCTATTTTGGCGCAAGTGGGCCTTGACAACCCGCTGGTAGGCATCCAAGAGTACCGCAACACGCTGGCCAAGATGGTCAACATGGCGGGCTTCAAAAACTCCGAGGAGTTCTTCAAAGACCCGGCCAAGACCCCGCCGGCTCCGCCCGCCCCGCCTGAACCGCCACCGCCGGACCCGGCACTTATCCTTGCTCAAGCGCAAGCCAAGGCCGAAGCCGACAAGATTGTGCTTCAACAGCAAGAACTTGAACTCAAGAAGCAAGAAGCGGCGGCCAAAGACGACCTTGAGCATGACAAGCTGGACGTCGAAGTTATGCTTCGCGCCAAGGAACTGGAACTCAAGTATAACGCCCAAGTCAACACCGCCGAAATCAAAGCGATGGTTGACCGTGACCGCGCCGCCATGAACGCTGTCAACCAACAGCAGATGGCCGCGCTCCAAGCCCAGTTACAAGCCCAAGCCCAGCCGCAGATGCCGCCCGAGGGAATGAATGGACAACTCTGAAGACATCATCCGTCGCGGCGCTGAAGCCGAGCGTTTACTAAACCATGAACTTCTCAAAGAATCTTTTGAGAAAGTGGCGACCCATATCACTAATGCGTGGGCCACGACTTCACCTCTCGAAGTCGAGGCGCGCGAAAAGCTGTACCTGAAACTTCAGGTTTTACAAGAAGTCCGAGAACACCTACGAATCGCGGCGGAAAACGGTAAATTTACCAAGTCGCGGTTAGAGAAGCTCTCGGAATTCACCAGTCGAGTGGCTGGCTACCGATTCGGGCGATAAGCCCATTTTGCAAAAAGGTGTTACAATATGAGCAATCCCGACACACTACCTAGCGGTGGAATCGGTATCAGCGAAGCGCAAAGTGCCATTTCTAGTATGCTGGCCGCCCAAGATGGCGACAACCAAGCCCCAGAACAGGACGAAGCGTTGCAAGCAGACGAAGATTCCTACGAGGAAACTTCCGACGCAGAAGAATCTGATGATGTCGAGGACAACGGCGAGGCACCCGAAGACCCCGACAACGAAGATTCTGAGTCTGATGAGGAAGCGGAGCCAGACGAGCAAGAAGACCAACCTGAAGAAATTGTTGTCGAACTTGATGGCAAACAGGTTACGGTTGACGAACTCAAGAAAGGTTATCTGCGCCAGTCGGACTATACCCGTAAGACTCAACAAGTGGCCGAGGAGCGTAAGGCTCTGGAAGCCGAGTTGAGTGTTATCCGGGAAGAACGTTCGCAGTACGAACAACTTTTACCCGCGTTGCAACAACAGTTACACGCGATGGCGAATCAAGAGCCGGATTGGGAAACTTTGTATCAACAAGACCCCATTGGCGCGATTCAGGAAGAACGCAAATGGCGCGTTCAGATGCAACACCGTCAGGAACAATTAGCGGCTATTCAAGCCGAGCAGTCCAGACTTAATCAGTTGCACCAGAACGAACAAGTTAAGCAGTTTGAGCATCATTTGACCCAAGAACGTGAGTTGTTACTGGAGCGTATGCCGTCATGGAAAGACGCGAAAGTAGCCAGCGCCGAACGTGCTAAAGTTAAAGAATATGCTCAAAAACTCGGATTTTCGGCGGAAGAATTAGACGCCGTTACCGACCATCGTGCGGTTCTTGGCTTGTATAAAGCCATGAAGTACGATGAAATGCTTGCCAAGCGGAATCAGGCCAAACCGAAACAAACGGTTCCTGTATCCAAGCCGGGTTCAGCCAAAGTGGGTAAAGTTACTTCAGAAGCGAATCGTGATAGGCAACGCCTCGCCAAAACGGGCCGTGTCCAAGACGCCGCCCGTCTGATTGAAAAACTTCTCTAACTTCACTTTTTAAGGAATTAACATGACTGCTATTACCAACACCTACTCGCGTTACGACGCGAAGGGCATCCGCGAAGACCTCGCCAATGTCATTTACAACATCTCGCCGGAAGACACCCCGTTCACCAGCAACATTGGCCGTGGCACCGCTTCCAACACCATCTACGAATGGCAAGTCGATGAACTGGCCGCCGCCGTTTCCAACAACGCTGTTGTTGAAGGCGACGACGTCACCTCGTTCACCGCCGCTGTTGCTACTGACCGTCTGGCCAACTACACCCAAATCAGCCGTAAAGACGTCCTGATTTCGGGTACCTTGGAAAAGCTGGACAAAGCTGGCCGTCGTTCGGAAATCGCTTATCAGCTGTCGAAGAAAGGCGCCGAACTGAAGCGCGACATCGAAGCCGCCTCGCTGGCTAACCAAGCCGCCGTTGCCGGTTCCATGCCGTCCACCGCCCGTCGTACCGCTGGTCTGCCGGCGTTCCTGCGCACCAACACCAACCGTTCCACCGGCGCTACCCCGGGTGCTGACCCGACTGTGTCCAACGGTCTGGTGAACGCCGCCGCTACCGACGGTACCCAGCGCGCTTTCACCGAAGCTATGCTGAAAGACGTCATCCAGAAAGTCTGGACCGAAGGCGGCACCCCGAAGATGCTGATGGTTGGCCCCGGCAACAAAGTTGTTGCCTCGACCTTCACCGGTATCGCCGACATCCGCTACAACCTGACCGCCCCGAAAACGGCCGCCATCATCGGTGCCGCTGACGTGTACGTGTCTGACTTCGGCCAAGTGTCCATCGTTCCGAACCGTTTCCAGCGTAACCGTGATGCGTTCGTTCTGGACCCGGATTTCGCCGAACTGTGCTGGCTCCGTCCGATTACCCAAGTCGAACTGGCCAAAACCGGTGACGCTGAGAAGCGTATGCTGATTGGTGAGTGGGGCCTGAAAGTTAAGCAACAAAAAGCCCACGGCGTCATCGCCGACCTGTCGTAATCTGAAGAAAAGGAAGGGGCCGGCCAACCCGGCCCCTAACTTCCTATGACTGACAAACGCTTATTTGATATTGACCCACTTACCGGCTCCAAGCGGTATTTTACTTATGATGATGAAACTGACGAGTGTACCATTGAAACGGAACACGACATCTCTAACATCGTTGAACTCAACAAACAGCGTTATAATAACGTCGATGAAAAAGCACGGTGGGGTGACGGCCAGTTAGTAGCCAGCATCCCGCTTCCGCTTTATTTTGACTTAAAAGCCAAAGGCATTATCGACGACCAGAAAAAATTCAAAGAATGGCTTAACGACAGCGATAACCGTCACTTCCGTATGCGTCCGGGTAAAATCTAATGGCCATCTCTACTTATTCCGAGTTGAAAACAGCAGTAGCCGACTGGCTCAACCGCGCTGATTTAACTGCGGCAATTCCAAATTTCATTCAACTGGCTGAGGCGAAGTTCAATCGTGAACTGCGCACCCGCCAGCAAGTCAAACGAGCATACGCCACGTTGACGGGGCAATACATCCAAATCCCTACGGATTGGCTGGAAGCCATCAATCTGCAACTTAACGTCACCCCCGTCCGCGTTCTGGACTTCGTGACGCTGGACCAAGCTGACCGTATCCGCGCCAACCGTTACGGCGAAACCAACGCCGACGCCTACACTATTGTCGGCGAACAACTTGAAGTTGTCCCCCCGGTTGGAGCCAACACCGAAATTGACATGACATATTACATGAAGATTCCGGCGTTGTCTGACGGAAACCCGACCAACTGGTTGTTGACGGCATGGCCAGACCTGTACGTGTATGCCACTCTTGTCCATGCGGCTCCGTATCTTAAAGAAGACGAGCGCGTTGCTTTGTGGAAAGGAATGGCTGACCAACTTCTCGAAGAAATCCGCTTGAGCGACGAGCGCGCGAAGCACTCCGGCGGACCCCTGCGCGCGCGCGTCCGCCCTATTGGTTAATCTATGACCCTAATACTGAAAGACCGAGTTAAAGAAACAACCACAACTGTTGGGCTAGGAACCATATCTTTAGGTGGGTCTTCGGATACGTTTGAGCCGTTTTCTACAATAGGAACCGGCAATACCACGTATTACGCCATTGTTGCCGAAGGCAACGATAACTGGGAAGTTGGCGTAGGAACCGTTGGTAGTGGTACGTTGAGCCGCGACATAGTTTTGGCGTCTTCTAATCTAAATGCTAAAGTCAACTTCCCCGCCGGTACAAAAGACGTATTTGTAACGCTTCCGGCTAACAAAATTGTCAGTAAAGACGACGCTACTGGCATCAACAGCGGTATCAGTCTTGCCGACTATGTGGACTTTGACACCGCCGCCGCCCCAGCCACCGCCGTTGGCCGTCTGTTCTGGAACGACCAAGACGGTACGCTTGACCTTGGCCTAAAAGGCGGTAACGTAACAATACACATTGGCCAGAAACAAGTAATCCGCATCGTTAATAAAATAGGTTCTAGTTTATCGGCCGCCAATTACCAATGCGTTAAGATTAGCGGCGCCCAAGGGCAACGCCCAAAAGTTGCACTAGCGCAAGCCAACAATGACGCCAACTCCGCCGACACCATTGGCCTTGTCAACGAAACGATTGCCAATAACCAAGAAGGCTTTGTCTGCACCGGCGGCACCATTACGAACATCAATACCACGGGTTCGCTTCAGGGCGAATCGTGGAATGATGGCGATGTTCTGTACCTGTCTGGAACTGTTGCTGGGCGACTTACTAATGTAAAACCGCAAGCCCCAATTCATACCGTCATTGTCGGATTCGTTATCTATGCCCACAATAATCAGGGCAAAATCTATGTAAAGGTCGATAACGGCTATGAACTTAACGAACTGCACAATGTGCGGATTAACGGCGTAACTAACGGCCAAGTTCTTACATACAACAATGGGCTTTGGGAAAATCAAACAAACGGTTCGGGTACCGTCACAAGCGTATCGGTTGTGTCGGCTAATGGATTATCCGGTTCCGTAGCCAACTCGACTACAACTCCGGCCATTACGCTTTCAACGTCAGTTTCCGGCCTTTTGAAAGGTAGTTCCGGTGCGTTAGCGGCGGCGTCTGCTACGGATGTACCAGAACTGCCGCAAAGCAAGATTACCAATCTAGTATCGGACTTGGCGGCGAAAGCCCCGTTGGCGTCCCCGGCATTGACGGGAACGCCGACAGCGCCGACTGCGGCCGTCGGCACTAATACCACACAAGTTGCTACTACCGAATTTGTCAACGCCGAAATTGCCAACGATGCGCCGTCCAAGACTGGTACTGGGGCTAGTGGAACTTGGGGAATCAGCGTTACGGGTAACGCAGGCACAGTTACCAATGGCGTTTACACTACTGGAACACAAACCATCACAGGCAATAAAACCTTTACTGGCTCTGTAACGATGGGGCAAAGCGGTGGTGGTGAAGGCGGTGAGATTCTGTGGCTTGACCCTGTTCAGGGAACAGTCTGCACAGACATACCTGCTTCTGGGTTTTTCCGTGTGTTTCAAACAAGTGGCACAGCTAAGGGCGCGTACATTGACTTGGCTAACTGCGCAGGTGGTGTAGGAAGTCTGCTTCTTCACTCAACCAACTACAACAGCTATGCACCTACCCTGACTGGTGGTGGTGCTTCTGGCTCTTGGGGAATCAGCGTAACTGGTAATGCAGGCACAGTCACTAATGGTGTCTATACCACAGGCAATCAGACCATCGGCGGTGTTAAAACTTTTAGCAATGATATAGGCGCAACATTTGGCGGTCAACTTGTATTAACAAACTCCGCATCTGGCGCAACAAATCCTAATAAACATTTTCGTGTTGGTCCTACCGGAAATCTAGAGATAATAAACAGCGCATATAATGCCGTTCCTTTTACATTTACTGACGCTGGCATACTTAGTGTTAGTGCTGAATGTAACGCGCCTGTATTCAAGGATGTTAACAACTCAGCCTACTACCTAGACCCTGCCAATACAGGCACATCTATGGTGGTGGCAGGCGATGTCGGTATTGGCTCAGACTCTCGACCGTTTAGATTGACTGTTGCCAATAACACCTTTGATGGAATGTGGGCAGGAAGCTCTGGCACATATTCATTCGTTGGACTTGGCGGTTATTTCAGTGGCACAGCAGGCGCGTCTCAGATTGGTTATGAGCGCACTACGGGACTAATTACTTTCTCTGGTGGAACTAGAGACACGCCAGTAACAAGAATGAGCATCAACAGCTCTGGTAATGTAGGTATTGGTACGACAAGTCCGGGTCGTAGGCTTTCTATCGCAGGTGGTGGCTTTGCGTTTGATGATGCGAATACTACATCCCGTTCTGTTCATTGGGGTGATGGAACTACTTATCCCTTGCTAATTCAGGGCGATGTAACAAATGGCTTTATATCATTTAATACTCATGCGTCTGGAAGTGGACCACCTGAAAGACTGCGCATTGACAGCGCAGGCAAGGTGCTTATCGGCGCAGGCGCAACAGCATCACTTGGAAAGCTTGTAGTTAGCGAAGCATCATCTGGTACGGCTGTTATTGCTCTTGAGAGTCAAGGCTCGTGGAATAGCACGATTGCTTGCACATCCACTGGTAATCTTGTTCTTAGGAATAATGGTGCATCAGACAGAATGGTTTTTGACCCATATGGGAATATCATTACTTATGGGCCGATGTTTGCATCTATATACTATGACAACGATAACTCAGCATTTTATGTAAATCCAAACGGCACTTCAAATATAAGCGCATTGGTGATGAATGACCTTTTGACTGGTCGCTCTTCTTCTGCAACCGATGTTAACGGCGCAAATGATACTGGCTCGTTCTCTGTTCGTGGTAGTTCTAGCACCGTAGCATCCATGTCGTTCCATCGTACTGGCGCATACGCTATTAACATGGGTCTTGGTACAGACAATGTGTTCCGTATCGGTGGATGGTCGGCATCGAGCAATGCCTTCCAGATGGATGGCTCTGGCAACCTGACAATGCTGAACAATGTCACGGCATATTCTGACGCTAGACTAAAAACAGACATTGTTAAGATTGAAAACGCCTTAGATAAGGTACAGCAGTTAAACGGATACACCTACACGCGAACTGATACTGGTTCTAGACAATGTGGTGTTATTGCACAGGAAGTGATGAAAGTTCTTCCCGAAGTGGTTATGGGAAGCGAGGAAACAAATTACAGCGTAGCATACGGCAACATGGTAGGCTTGCTAATTGAAGCAATGAAAGAGCAACAGGCTCAGATTGACGAACTTAAACTAACCATTGAACAACTTAAAGGTAACTAACATGGCACTCACTTACGCTTGGAAACTGACTGGACTCAAGAAAGCCAATAGCGAAACGACCAAAGATGTAATCATCGGCACTCGATGGGAATTGACTGGCACGGATGCTGATGGCAACTCTGGCACTTTTAGCGGTGCGACTCCGTTCAAGCTAGAGAATGTAGAGTTTCACAACTTTGTGCCTTACGAGAATCTTGACCAAGACACGGTGATTGGATGGATTCAAGCCGAAGTGGTCGGTGGGTACAAAGACCATGTAGAGCAGAAAATCCTTGCCCAGATTGAAGCGGTAAAGAATGAAATCAAGGATGTCCAGGCTGCCGAGTTCCCGTGGGCTGAACCCGTTGTAGAGCCAGAAGCACCCGTAACGACTGAAGCGGTAGAAGCCGATGGCTCTGCCGAGTAGTGGCACAATAAGCGTACTTCAGGTAGCGCAGATGTTTGGCGGTGCTACGCCACACTCGCTGTCTGAGTATTACAAGGGCGGTTCTCTTGTCCTTACTACGGATACCGTACCTAATGTGCCGACTAGCGGAACTATATCCCTGTCCAACTTTCATGGCTCAGAGATTGTAGAAAGCTATGTGGCAACCGTAACGGCAGGGACAGCACGAAACAATGAGTATGACGCGCTTCCGTCAACCGTTAGTCTTGAGGTAAACACAGACGGCGACATGGTAGGCTCAGGTAACTTCTCTAACTTTACTAAAGAGTGGCTTACTGGAACTCCGCGAAGTTTTTATCAGGTGCGGTTTACCAAGATGTCGGACACCACAAGCGGTACAGGTTCTAGCGAGATATTAGGTACTTTTGGTTCTTGGCTAGACTTAAATGCCGAGATAAGCATGACCGCTACGGCAGACAATGGCGTAAACCTGACAAGGACTATTACGGTAAAGGCAGAGGTACGGCGGTTAGTAGATTCCGTAGTAGTTAGCACCACAAACACTAATGTATTAACATTGATAGCCCACAGTAATGTTGGAGCACCGCCATGAAAACTAAGCTATTGATTATAATAGGCGTCTTGGCATTAGCTGGCTGTGAATCCCGTTACAGGTACGCCTGCCAAGACCCTGAAAACTTTGACACCATACATTGCAAAAAAGACTGCAAGGGCGATGGCACTTGTCCGGCAGATGTCTACGGAGAGCACTTAAATGACTAGATATACAGAAAGCGAACTCAAGGCGCGGATGCGCTTTATGATTGGCATCGCCCTTTCCTTCACCCTTTGCGTCATTGTCTGCGTGGTGCTGTATTCCCTAGTCTTTGTAACCCAACCGATTGGCGCACAAGCACCTAATGATGCAGAGTTTTTTAAGCTAATCGTTCCCATTGCCACCTTCCTGACGGGCATATTGTCTGGGATTATGATTGACACGAAATCAAACAACGGAGAAAACAAAGAATGAGTCTGGCATCTTTACAAGCTAAGATTGGCGTAACGGCAGACGGCGTGTTTGGCAAGGGAACGTTGAAGGCCGCGATGGCCTATTACAAGCTAACCCCTGTCCAAGCGGCTCACTTCTTTGCCCAGACCGCCCACGAGTCCGGCAACTTCAAAGCCTTCTCTGAGAATCTGAACTACTCAGCCGAGGGCTTGCTTAGGATATTCCCTAAGTATTTCGACCAAGCTACGGCCAACAAGTACGCCCGGCAACCGGAAAAGATTGCCAATCGCGTCTATGCTAACCGCATGGGTAACGGCGATGAGGCCAGCGGTTCGGGATGGCTATACAAAGGCCGAGGAGCCTTGCAACTTACGGGCAAATCGAACTATAAGGACTTTACTGACTGGCTGGGCAAGACCATCGACCCAAACGCTGTGGCTGATGAGTATGCCTTTGAGTCTGCCAAGTATTTCTTTGACAAGAACAAGCTGTGGGCAATCTGTGACAAAGGTGTGGACGACGCCACCATCCTTGCCCTGACTAAAAGAATAAATGGCGGAACCCACGGCCTCGATGACCGCAAGGCTAAGACCAAGCTGTATTATTCTTGGCTTACATAAGGCATAGTCCAAGACGATGCTAGGATTTCATTCTCTCTCAGAACACCCTATTTCCGTAATAGCCAGAATACGGTTGTTGTGGGAATCTGATATAATAGAGTCAGCAACGTGGACGCCGCATACAGCCGGTTCCGCAAGCTGGGTACCCTATTCCACGACTTCGGTCACATGGACCGCCCAGACTCCCTCGTCCACTATCTGGACCCCCCATAACACCACCCCCGCCACTTGGACGGAAGATTAAATGGCCGACACGACCACAACCAATTACAGCTACGTTAAGCCTGAAGTCGGCGCTTCTACCGATACTTGGGGCGGCAAGCTGAACACCAACTTCGACAGCATTGACTCTGGTCTGAAATCGGCCAACGATGCTATCGCGCTCAAGCTGAACACCAGCGCCTACACCGCCGCCGATGTTCTGGCCAAGTTGCTTACCGTGGACGGAGCCGGTTCAGGTCTAAACGCCGACCTTCTGGACGGCCTGAGTTCGGCCTCGTTCTATCTGGCCAGCAACCCGTCCAACTATATCACCGTTGCGTCGGTTACGTGGGCTAATCTGACTGGCGAACCGACCACTTTGTCTGGGTACGGCATTACCGACGCCGCCCCGCTGGACCCGCGCGTCCAGAGCGTTACGTCATCCGCCACCGTCACCCCGACGTCAACCAACGACGCCGTCCGCGTAACCGCCCAAGCCGCCGCCATCCAGTTCGCCAACCCCACCGGCACGTTTGCCGAGTGTCAAGGCTTTGTGATTCGGCTGAAGGACAACGGTACTGCGCGCGCGATTACGTGGGGAGCCGGCTACCGGGCTATGGGCGCGGTGTTGCCGACCACTACGACGGTCAACAAGACCATGTATATCCCGGTAATTTATAACTCGTCCGACGCCAAGTGGGACGTTCTGCCGGCTACGGTAGAGCAGTAATGAAGCCGATTGACGTCATGCGCTATCGGTCAACGGGTGGCGTTGTGCCGTCGCTGTCGGTAAGCGCGTCGTCCTCGGCGCCGTCGCCGACGGTAACGGCTCAAGTAACCTTTGCCACAGATGGCACTTACGTTGATGGCGACTCGGGTAACTGGTATCTGCCAACCACGCCGAACATCGGCAATTCGTACGACATCAAGCTGGACATTACCTCTAGCTTTTTGGGTGGCGGCGCCCCCATAGGAACTTACGGCACTTGGCTTTCGCTTAGTTCAGACCGCACGTTTGGCGTTCTTCGCAGTTCATCTACGCCGGGTAACAATAGCGTAAGCGGTAATCTGTCTATACGTACTGGTGGCGTCACCGTCGTAACTGGCACCTTCTCTTTTGACGCGGAAGTCACATAATCATGGAAGTTAAGCTCGAATACCAACTTGGCCAACTGGATGCCCGAGTGCGGTCTATTGAAGAACGCAACAAGCACATGGAAGCCAAAATCGACAAGATGTACGAAGTCATTACCCGCGCCGAAGGAAGTTGGCGCACATTGGTAGCCGTCGGCGCGGCCAGCGCGGCAATTGGCGCTGTTTTTGTAAAAGTCGTAGAGTATATGTTCAAACTGGACTCGTGATGTTTACCGATAAGGTTCACAAATACTGGTTGAAGTCCAAAACCGTCCTTTGGAATCTGGCCATTACCTTGGCTGGTATCTGGTCGATGTTTGAGGGCTACGCCCCCAATCTCCGGGCTGTTCTGGGTGATAAGTGGTTTGGCATTGTCATGTTCAGCATTGGCGTCATCGGTATTTGGCTTCGTATCATTACCAAAGACGCCATTGTCCCAGCAAAAAAGGCCGTAGAAAATGACCTTATCTCTCGTCCTTGAGTTACTAGGCGGAGTCCGAGCCGCGGTATTTGCGCTCCTCGCCTTTCTTCTTTTGGTCGGTTTTGGCGTTCAGACGTTCCGCCTGAGTAGCGCCAAGAAAGACCTGTTAGTAGCCGAAGCAAGCACGGCCAATATGACGGCGGCCCTGAAGCAGTTGGAAGCTGAAGGTAAAGCCCAAAAAGCCCGAGCAGACAAGGCCGTGGTAGAATATGCGGAAGTCAAGATTAAACTTGACCGTGCCAAGGCGAAAGTCATAACCAAACTGGAAAAGGTCTATGTTTCTGACAAGCAAAGCCAAGAATGGGGTAGTGTGCCTGTTCCTAACGCTGTCGTTGAGCAGTTGCGCCAGCCGGCCCGTTAAGGTCGAGGTCAAGTATCAGCCGTTACCGGCTGAACTTGTCGTACTCGAAGACCCCTGTACGCTTGCCAACGACCCGAAGAACAAGGACCTTGCCGAAGCCTATTACCTGTGCTTCCTGAAGCTGGAAGCCGCCAATGCGCGGCTCAAGGCCATTAAAGAGATTACGAACTGATGGCGCTTCTGCCCCTCAAACTCCCGCCGGGCGTGTACCGCAACGGCACCGATTACCAGAGCCAAGCGCGGTTCTTTGACGCTAACCTTGTTCGGTGGTACTCCGATACGCTCCAGCCCATCAAGGGCTGGCGTAAACGTACCGAAACCCAACTGACGGGCGTTCCGCGCGCCATCCTGACGTGGCGGGCGAACAATGCCACCCGTTGGGCGGCCGTGGGAACGCACTCAAAGCTGTACGCGCTTGAAGGCGGTACGACGGTAGTGGACATCACCCCAACCGGATTTACCGCCGGTAGCGCCAACGCCACCGCGTCTGTGGGCTTTGGTACCCAAGACTTTGGCGAATACGCCTACGGCGTTGCCCGTCCGTCCACCACTACGTCTGGCTCAACCCCGGCGTCCATGTGGCAGTTGGACACGTGGGGGGAATACCTTGTTGCTTGCGCACCGCACGACGGTAAGATTTATGAATGGACGCTTAACACCGCTAACGACGCGGTAGCCATTACCAACGCCCCAACTAGCAACAAGGGCGTCGTTGTCACGTCTGAGCGCATTATGTTTGCGCTGGGCGCCAGCGGCAACCCCCGCCTGATTAAGTGGTCTGATGTCGAGGACAATACGGACTGGACGCCGTCGGCCACCAATCAGGCCGGTGACATCGAACTTCAGACCCCCGGAACGATTCAATGCGGCCGTCGTGTCCGCGCCGGTACCTTGATTCTCACCGACTGCGACGCTTGGATTGCCCAGTACCAAGGCCCGCCCTTCGTGTATGGCTTTGACCGGGTCGGTACGGCGTGTGGCGTGGTATCCGCCGGCGCTGTGGCCACCGTGGAAACCTACGCCGTCTGGATGGGCGATTCGGGCTTCTGGATTTACGACGGGTACGTCAAGCCCTTGCCGTCCACCGTGTACGACTACGTCTTTAGCGACATCAACACCGCCCAGATTTCCAAGGTCGTGGCCTTCAACAATACGGCCTTTGGCGAGGTCTGGTGGCACTATCCGAGTTCAGCCAGTACCGAGAATGACCGTTACGTGGCGTGGAACTACCGCGAAAACACATGGACGATTGGCCGACTCGCCCGCACCGCCGGCGATGATTCTGGCGTGTTTTCGTTGCCCATGCTGGTCAGCCCTGACGGCTACGTGTACGAGCATGAAGTGGGCTTCAACTATGACGGTGCTACGCCGTACGCCGAATCCGGCCCCATCGAGGTTGGCAACGGCGACAACGTGGTGATGATGCGCCAGATTGTGCCGGACGAAAAAACCCAAGGCGACGTACAGGCTCGGGTTTATGCGAAGTTCTTCCCGAACGGTGCGGAAACGGCCTTTGGCCCTTACGCCATGGGTCTGCCTACGGACGTCCGTTTGACCGCCCGGCAAGTCCGTGTGCGCTTCGAGGGCGTACGTAACGCCGATTGGCGGGTGGGCATTATGCGTCTGGAAGGCGTCTTGGGCGGCAACCGATGAAGTTGCCCCGCCCGCCAGCCCGCTACGATGCTCGCTTTGCGGAATCCCAAAGCGCCGAAATTGAACGGGAGTTACAGCGTAGCCATAAGAAAAACGAGAATATAGAACTCGGTGCTACGGCCATCATTATGACGTCCCCGAACGGCACCCGCTATAAATTAACCGTTGACAATTCAGGCGTATTAGGCACAACTGCGCTATAATATGGACAACATTATCCGCGAAAATGCCGAGAACGCCCGTCCATTTATTGAGGCGGCCTTGGAATATTCAGGCGGAAGTCACAATTTTGAAGATATTGTTGACGGAATACTGTCCGGCGAAATGCAACTTTGGGCTACTGACAAAGCGGCATTAGTTACTGAAATCCACCTTTGCCCACGCAAAAAGCGGTTTCACGTCTTTCTCGCCGGTGGCGACCTTACCGAGATTAGACGGCTTGCGCCGATACTTACCGAATGGGCCAAGGGCCAAGGGTGCCAGCAGATAACTCTTACTGGCCGTAGAGGCTGGGAACGCAGTTTCCTTCAACAAGACGGTTTTTCAACTTTACAATATACTTTATTTAAGGACATCTAATGGGCAGTTCTTCCCAAAAGACCAAACAAACCATTGACCCGCGCCTTACTAACGCGGCGCTAAACGTCTTTGGTCAAGGTCAAGCCGCCGCTAATCAACTTGGCGTACGTAATATTGCCGGCTTTACCCCAGACCAACTGGCCGCCATGGAAATGACACGTGGCGCGATTGGTACTGGCGCTGGCGCAGTTAATCAAGCCGTTGGTACTGCTGGGCAAGTCGCTGGTTTTACGCCGGGTCAAGTTCAGGGTCAATCCTTCCTGAACGCCAACATCGGCGCATACATGAACCCCTACCTTCAGAACGTAGCGGGTAATGTCATGTCCGACCTTGACCGCCAACGTCTGATGCAACAAAACCAAAACGCCGCAAGTGCGTTTCAGGCTAAAGCCTTCGGCGGTTCGCGTCAAGGCGTTTTGGAAGCCGAAACCAACCGCGCCGCGCAAGAAAACGCCGCGCGTACCCTTACCGACCTGTATTCTGGCGGGTTCAATGCCGCCGCCCAACTTGCCGGTCAAGACCTCAGTTTTGCTCAACAAGCGGCTTTGGCAAACCAGCAAGCGGGCATTTCCGGTGCTGGCCTCAATCTGCAAGCCGCTGGCCAGTTGGGTCAACTTGGCGGGGCGCAACAAGCTATGTCGCAAGCCGACATCGCCGCCCTCGGCAACGTCGGTTCGATGCAACAGCAACTTGCTCAAGCCACTACCGATGCCGAGCGTAACCTTATCCTTGAGAAGTTCCAGTTGCAACAAGGCGCTCTTGGTTCGCTGGCGCCGTTGGCTGGTAACGTCACATCTACCGCTAAAGTCACTCCTAGCTTCGGGCAAACCCTTGGCCAAGCCGCGCAAATCGCCGGTACGGCCATGATGTTTTCCGACCCGAGCATGAAAGAAAACGTCAAGCCGATGAAAGGCGCGCTGAAGAAACTTTCGTTCCTGAACGGTAGCACGTACAATTACATGGACGACGAAGACGAAACCCCGACTGGCGGTATCATGGCTACTGACGTCAAGAAAGTTATGCCGGGCGCTGTTAAAACTATGGATAACGGAAAGATGGCCGTTGACTACTCTAAGGTTACGGGTCTGCTGGTCGAAGCCGTTAAAGAACTGGACGACAAAGTATCTAGCAAAAAGAAAGGTAAAAAAGCATGAACTTCAACTTTCTCGGCAAGAAAGACCCGTACATGGGGATGAACCCCGGCATGACCGATACCGAAATGGCGTTGCTGGCCGGTAGCGGTGCGTCCAACCAGATGATGGCCAACGCCCAGATGGGGGGTATGCGTAACTTTGCTCCGGTTGATAAAATTGTTCCGAACACCCAAGCTATGCCCTCGCCGGCATCTAGCGGTATGAGCATGAGCGATATGGGCCAAGGCTTGTCTGCGCTTGGCGGTATGCTTGGCGAACAGCAACAAATGGCCCCCGTTGAGTTTGCGCCAGTCCCAATGCCGCAACAAACCGCCCTGCCCAATCTTACCCCGCAACTCGCGCAGTTCGATTTCGCGGACTATCTTCGTAAACGTCAAGCCGGACTACTGTAATGGCCTATAATCCTCAGATGGAACAACTCAGGGCGTTGCAAGCCTTGACGCAACAAATTACCAACCAGTACGGCGGTGGAAATGACGTTAAGAGTGGCATATTGCAGAACGAAGCTTATGTTCAGGGCGCGCGCCAGCTAGGCTTGACTGATGCGGACATCGCCCAGACGATACGTGGCGTTCCGTGGAACGATTCGACCCGATACATTCCAGCCCAGCCTACGCCCCAACAAGGTTTAATGGCAGACGAACTTGGCCCCGCGCCGGCTGATGCTATTTCCGGCACTATACCCGCGCCAGCCGCGCCGGCTCCGATGGCCGCACAGCCGGAAGCCCAACAAGGCCAGCCGTCGTTCTTCCAGCGCGTGGGCCAGCGCTTCGACCAAGCCGCTACCGGCGGTATCATCGACCCGAACACGCTGACCAAAGACCAGCGCCGGATGCTTCGCGGCCAACTGCTGATGAACGTCGGCGGTGCGCTGTCGCAGAACCGCCCGATTGGCGAAGGTTTCCAACAGCAATACAATATGCTGACTAAGCGGCAAGCCGACGAGCAAGCCAAACAGATTGAAACCACCCGAAAGAACATTCTTTCTGGCGCCGACATATCGACGAAAGAAGGCGTTATGGCCCTCTTGCCGCAACTGGCTAAAGCCGGTCTGCAAGATGATTTGTTCAAGTTTTCCAACTATCTCCAAACTGCGTTCCCCGAGTCGCTTGGATTTGTAAACACGTCTAATGGAACGCTGATTTTTGACAAAACAAAAGACCCGTTCAATGCGGATGGAACGCCGAATTTACGCGTCGGGTTTATAATGCCGGGTACTGCTCCTAGCACCAATATGACAGAAGAACAGCGCGCCCGAATAGAGTTGGATAAGGCTAGATTCGGACTGGACCAGCGTAAATTCGAGTTTGACCAAGAAAAAACCCGACGTGAAGCCGCGGCAAAAGGCGTGGAAGGCGGATTTAACCCGCGCCAGCAAGTCGGCGCCAGCGCCATGGTAAACAACGCGTACAACTATGTTGAAAAGCTGACGGGCTTGCCTCGTTCGCAAATAGAAGGAAAAACCCCGGCACAAATTGAGCAACTGATAATTCAAAATGGACGGCGCTTATTCCAAGGCCCGGGTCTTGGCGACATTCCGGTCTTGTCCACTCTTGCTAATCGTGACCTAGAAGCCTACTCGATGGGCATGGCGCAAGGCCAAGCGGCGATTAACAACCCGACTGGTCAGATTACCGGCCCCGACCTTGATGCGGCGCTTCGTCAACAGCCTAACCCACGTCAGGATATTGAAACTCAAGCGCGTTTGCTTCGTCAAACTTTTGACTCTGCTCTTGGCGGTAGCAAGCCCGCACAATACCAACCGCCGTGGTCTATTCAAAGGATTAAATAATGGCGCAATTTAAGGTCACAGACCCAGAAACAGGCAAATCGTATATCGTTGATGCGGCTGAAAACGCTACGCCAGAACAACTTACCGCTTTGGCGAAGCAACAAGCTAGTCCAAGCCAAGGTGTAACGCAACAGCCGACGTTAAGCGCCAGAGATATTGCTTTGGGAACCGCCCGTAACTTTATGCAAGGTGTTACGTTGGGCGGCGGCGATGAATTAGAGGCACTTATCGCCAAGGGTTTGGATGTTGCCGGCGTTCCTTCTAGTATAACTGGTGCGCCAAGCGGATACACCGTTGAACAATATCGCCAAATGCTGGAAAACCAGCGCCTTGGCGTGTCGCAACAGTTCCCCGCTTTGTCCGCCGGCGCTGAACTTGCTGGGGCAATCCCCACGGCGATAACTACGGCGGGCACGGCTATGCCCGTTCAAAGCGCGCGCGTTGCCGCCGCGCCGGCATCTATTGCGCTTGGCGAACAAGTCGCCACTAAAGTCGCACCGTCGCTCGGCCGTCAAACGGCTACTGGCGCGGGTATTGGCGGGCTTCTCGGCGGTGTGACTGCATTTAACAAGGGCGAAGGCGACGTAGGGCAACGGTCCATGGACGCCACTACTGGCGCCGCCCTAGGTACGTTGTTTGGCGGCGCGGCCCCGCTTGTGATGGCGGCGGGGGGCAAAGGTTTGGACTTTGTAAAAACGTTATGGCGCGGTGGTCAAACGCCGGAAGCGGTATCGAATAAAGCCAATCAACTTATCCTTCAATCGCTTGCTCGGGATGAAGTTAATTTAGGCCAAGCGGCATCGCGCGCTCAACAACTTGAGAAAAAAGGCGTTCCAGATGTAATGTTGCCAGAAGTTGCTGGCCGGGCCACTACACAACGCCTTTCCGCCGCCGCAAACTACCCGGGTGGTGGTATTGACAAGACGGCCGACCAGCTTACCAAAAACGTCCAACAGCAAAGCATATTATTGCCGCAATACTTTTCAGAAGCGGCGGGTATTCCGCGAGTAAACAGTACCGCCGTCATTGATGATATTTTGGCTAAACGCAAAGCAACAGCTGGGCCGTTGTATAAACGTGCGTACACGGTTGATGCCGAAGGAAAAATCCTACGCTATGTGAATAACCCAGAAATAAATAAATTGCTGAAACTACCACAGTTCAAAAAAGCGGCTGATTCTGCTACCGAACTTCTGCAAGCGGAAGGAACTATCCCGGTTGGTGCTAAAGTTGACCTGACACCTACCGTTCAAAATCTTGACAATATTAAACGCGGTTTGGATGACCTTATTAATAATCAAACCGATTCGGTAACTGGTAAAGTATCTCCACTCGGTGCAGTTTACATAAATACCAAGAAACAATTCTTAGATGCCATTGACGCCGCCGTGCCAGAATACAAAGCGGCCCGCGCGGTATATGCTGGCGATACAGAGGCCGCTAACTCCGTTAAACTTGGCCGTCGTATTGTGGAAGCTGGTGAAGACGAATGGCGCGGAATTCAAAAGCAATTTCAAGCCATGTCGCCGTCGAATCGCGCACTTTCCGCGTATGGCGCTTTGGATGAACTTGGTATTCAAATTGAACGTGCGGGGCAAGCGTATGGCGGTAAAGCCCCAGACGTCACTCGTTTTGCTACTGGTATTCAAAACGCAAAACGGCTAGAATCATTTATACCATCAAAACAAGACCGCGTTTTGTTTCGGGAACGCGTTTCCGCGTTACAAGAAAAAGCCCAAGTACGAAACGCCGTTTTGTCGGGTTCCAGAACGGCCCCAATGGCCGCTGAAATGCAAGATATGGCCGGCGGGCCGACATCTGGCGTACTGTCTTCGCTTGCCGCTGGCAATCCGACGCCGGGCGTAACGCAAAAAATAGCTGAATGGATTCAGAATCGCCGCGAAGGCGTTACCGAGCAAGTTGCCAAGGATATGGCGTCAAAACTGACTCTATCTGGGCCGGCGTTGCAAGACTATCTGGCCTCGTTGATTCCGTATCAGCGCAAATTGTTTATGGATGCCCGCCGCCAAGCCGGAATCCGCGCCACCGCATCTGGCGTTGGCGGTTATTCTGGTGGCGCTCTGCCAACCATCAACAAACGGCCGAGTTCTGGCCCAACCACCCGTGGCGGTGCGCGCGGTCTTCTCGACTAAAAGGAACAGCTATGCCCCTGAAGAAAGGTAAATCCCAAAAGGTCATTTCGTCCAACATCCGAGCCGAGATGAAGGCCGGCAAGCCGCAGAAGCAAGCGATTGCCATCGCCATGTCTAAAGCGGGCATGAGCAAAAAGAAAAAGTAACAACAACCCCGCCAATCGGCGGGGTTTATCTTTTAGCGTATTTGCATAAGTTATTTACGTATTCCGGCCATTTTGTAAACTCATGCGCTCTCTGTGTTCGTAATCGTCCCGGCAATCCTTATCGCAGAACAGCGCCGCCGTCTTAACCGGCGATTCGCAGTTGTAGCAAAACCCGGTAAACTCCATGCGAGTCACTACCCTGTTCTTGGTTTGCAGTTCAATCATCTGCTCGGAAATCTGTTGGGCCAAATCAGCTTCGTCTGCCATAAGTCACTCGTTAAATTCTAAGGTTGCCATTATTTGTAACACAGCTTCCGATAAGCCGTCAACAAATCCTTCGTTTTCGGACAAATCAGGGCGTCCCATGTGGTCTAAAACACAATGGACAACCTCGTGGGCAAAGACTTGAGCGTAAAAATGCTCAGACCATTCCTTGCGGGGCTTGGCCAAGCATATCATCTTTTCCTCTTGGCGCCACTCCCCGTGGGCATCCTTTAACCGGACGCCCTTCTTAACGGTTATGGTATGGACGCCAAGTTTGAAGCTGTCCGGGATTTTCATTTAACCATCCTTGAGTTAATACGCACTCGGCCGACTTCGCCGTGTTCCGCATGGTACGTAATGACTTGCGCGTCGCGCCCGCTAATCCAGCCGCCACGAGAGGCGTAGGCGTCGGGGGCCGCCAGCGTACGGTGCTGTTCCACGACCATTAGGTTGGTTTCCTTCTGGTCGATGTGGTGCAAGTGGCCCATGTGGGCATAACTGTATTTGGTACGGCCAAAGACCTCGCGGAACTTGGCGGTAAAGACGCTGTCCACGTTGGCCGGGCGGCGTTTGTGGCCGTGATGGAAGAACAGGCTGGTCTGGCCATGCTCGACGCAGTAGTACGGGTCCGGCGAAGTTTCTACCGTAACGCGCGGCTCGTTTTCGTACAGAACGCATAACCATTCGCGGAGCCAGATGGAACTCGCCGGGTCGTGGTTGCCTTCGGCGGCCAGAATATGAACGTGCGGGTATTTCCGCAACAGCATATCAATTACCGTCCGCACGACCTTGATGGCAACACGGACTAGCTTCTGGAAGCGCGTGTCGGCGTCAAGCAAGTGCTTGCTCGCCGGCGTTACTGCGTCCATGCCGTCCCAATGTAGGAAGTCGCCCAGCTGGGCAAAGATGGCTTTGTCGGCCTTGGGTGCCATCTTGATGGCGGTGGCAAACCAGTCAATCAAAAGGTTCTCGGCGATTTCCAAATCCCAATCTTCGCCGGTTTCCTCGTGCCACGAGAGCATCCCTAGGTGGTAGTCGGTGATGACGTAACAGTTTAGAAGGTCTGTCGGCGCGCGCTCTGGGGCCTTAACCGGCTTGGCCCGCGGCAGTTGTTCCTTGAGCGCATCAAATACCTCGCGCATAAGGTCTTCCGCCTTCTGCTTTTCATCGGCCTTAGACTTGACCCATTGAATCTTGATGTTGCCTTCGTCATCGTACAGGGTGGAAACACCGCCGACGGAATAGCCGGGCGGTACCGCTTTGGTCATGCCGTAGTCAGGGGCGTAACCGCGCGCAATCATGCGCTCGACTCGGCGTTGTACGGAGCGTAAGTTCATGCCCAGCTTGTTTGCTACTCGGCTCTTGTTGCCCTTGAACTCGTCAAGGGCGGCTACAAAATCGGCTTCAGAAATAATGTCCATAATCAGTCCTTAAAAGGGTATTACGTTTGTGCCGGAAAATTCGCTAACGGCGTCGTAATCGCCAACGAGCAATTCTATACCACGGAATCCGCGCAGTCCACTAGCCGTATCCCGCCAGATGGTAAGGCCGCGGGTCTTGAGGGCTTGGCTGAAGCGTTTCTGGCTGTATCCAAGTCCGGCCTTCTCGCCGGTTTCTTGGCACCACTTAATCCAGTCTTGATACAAGTCCTTGCTGAATACGGTGGCGTTGGACCGCATGACGCAACGGTCTGCAATCCAACGGCCCAGCGCGTCCTCGCCTTCCAGATATTCTTCGGTGGCCGACAGCACCACGTCCGGGGCGGACAGGCCAGCGGCGTTCCAGATGACCGAGCCTTCGATGGCCCACGCCAAAATCTGCGGGTATTCTTCGCGGAGTTTGTCGGGCAGTTCGTGGTCGGGCTTCGGCGGGCGGTGCGTGAACGGGACAAGGTGCATCCGGCGTTTCATCGCGGCGTCCACGTTGGCCAGTTGCGGGGCGTGGTTGCCGGCGAACAACAGGGTGAACTGCGGGGTAAACGTGAAGAAGTCTTGACGCATAAACCGGGCTTTGATGGGGTCGCCGCCGGTCAGGCTTTTCAGCTTGGCTTCGTCCCAGCGTCGGCCCTCTTGGGTTTCGGACGCCGTGACAAGGCGCGCGCCGACCAGCCCGGCCAAGTCGGTGGGGTGACGGTCATAGGTCGATGCGACGAATACGTCCATGGGTGCCACTTGAGCGTACTCGCCCATGATGGCCGTCAGGCAGTTCAGGAACAGCGACTTGCCGTTGCCGCCCTCGCCATAGAAGAAGGCGACCATGTGTTCGCGGTTTGAGCCGGTCAAGGCGTAGCCCGCGAGGCGTTGCAGATACGACTCTAGTTC